CTGCGTTCGCTTCGATTGCGTCGAGCTTGTTCTTTAGTGTGGTGGTAAAGTTTTCGTCAGTCTGCGAAGCAACAACAAAGTCAATCGTACCGTCTGCATCTTGGTACGTAACGGTGATGCCTGTCTCAGTGTTGCCGGTAAGCATTGCACCGACAATGTCTTGCACTTCTTCGTCAGTAAGCTGCGTATTTGTGTCAGTTGCGCTAATGGTTCCATCTGCGCCGATTGTGATGTTTGTACCAGCAGTCAAGGACGCAACAACGTTAGTGGTGTCAGTGACGTCAGCATTAGCCTCAATACCATCCAACTTAGAATGATCTGCGTCGGTGAAGACGTTGGAGTCAGATGCAGACTCTACAAGCGCCCGTATCTCCGCTGCCGTTTGGTCTGCTGTTGCGCCTGCCTCGATAGCATCAAGCTTGTTCTTAAGTGCTGTGGTGAAGTTCTCATCGGTCTGAGTATCGACAACAAAGTCAATCGTACCGTCTGCGTCTTGGTAGGTGACGGTGATTCCGGTCTCCGTGTTACCTGACACCATGGCACCGACAATATCTTGTACCTGCTCGCTCGTGAGCACAGTATCTGTATCTGTAGCGCTAATGGTTCCATCTGCGGCAATAGTGATGTTTGTGCCGGCGGTTAGAGACGCCACTACGTTATCGGTGTTAGTGACGTCAGCATTAGCCTCGATACCATCGAGCTTTGAGTGATCTGCGTCGGTAAAGACGTTAGAGTCTGTCGCGGACTCTACGAGCGCCCTAATCTCTGCAGCAGTCTGATCTGCGGTTGCACCGGCCTCGATTGCGTCGAGCTTGTTCTTCAGTGCCGTTGTAAAGTTCTCATCTGTCTGAGTATCGACAACGAAGTCGATTGTGCCATCCGCATCCTGGTAGGTGACGGTGATGCCTGTCTCGGTGTTGCCAGAGAGCATTGCGCCGACAATGTCTTGTACTTCTTCGTTGGTTAGCTGGGTATTAGTGTCAGTTGAACTGATGGTGCCGTCAGCGGCGATTGTGATGTTTGTGCCGGCAGTCAAGGACGCAACCACGTTAGTAGTGTCCGTTACATCTGCGTTTGCTTCGATGCCGTCTAGTTTAGTGCCGTCTGTCGCTACGTCACGGCCATCTACGGTGCCGGTGACGCTGATATTTCCGTCTACGCTTACATCACCAGTAAAGTCCGCACCAGAAAGCTCGGCCTTATTGGTGTTCAAATTGGTGAAGTTATCGTCAAGTTCGCTATGCGTTAGCGCCGATCCTTTACCTGTGCGTGTTGTGATATCAGCCATTTTTTTACCTTAATCCAATCGTATCTTTAAATTGCCAGATTCTATTTTAAAAATATCGGTTGTTTGTATGTCGTGCGATTGCTCTGTAGAGAAGTCGTTAGGATCTGTTAGTGTTGCCCAGGCCAATAAATTGCCGCCTGTGAGCGCGTCATAAACGCCTGCATGCGTCACACGGCCGAATGGACCTAATGCAGCAGGGAACTCTATATCTGCGTCGTTTGTCGCCTCTGTAGGCGCTGAGCCGGCCACAGACATGGTTGTAGACTGCCTTACGTAGTTAAAGCCTGACACCTCTGTGCCGCCTCCTGTTTCACCGGGTGTACCCTTAAACAGCGCAACATACAAAGCCGTAGGGGCTGTGTAATCAGTGCCGCCAAATACGTGGTTTAGCACCTTGCCTTCTAAGTAATCAGTGAAACTCATCTAACGTCTATTCTCTTAGGCCCGCCTAATCCTCGCACCTTCAAAGTCAACCCAGAGCCGCTCATACGAGACTTTTCAGAAGCCTCGTTAAGCTTTTGCACTGCAGCACCATAAAGCTGCGCCCATGTCGCCGCTCGGCCGTCTTCTTGCAGGTAAGGGCTGCTGTGGATAAGTGCCGCATACAGGTAAATATCAGGCGCATCTATTAACAGCCAGTTTGAGGGCGTGCTGTCGCTTAGCGACTCGACTTTCTGAAAGTACAAAAGCTCGATGACGTAGTCAGCATCTGGCGTTGGGTATAGCTCTAGCGATGAGTCTGCGTGGCAGTAATAACGTGGACGGCCAGAGGTGTCGTTGTTAGCAGAGCGCTTATCTGCAATGGTATCCCGAGACGCAAGCTCAACCGGGTACGTACCGTCGCCCGTCACATGCACTTGGATGGTCTCTAGCCAATCGGTAGGCAGCAGTGAATACTCGCTGTTTAGCGTTCCGGTAGCGCGCTGCTCCATCTTCCAGTGCCGTATGTCACGGTTAATCTGAGCCTCTGCAAGCGCGATAAACGTAGGAATGACCGAGGTTAAATCATCCCGGTTCAAAAAGTCCGCAATCGTGCTTTTTAGCTCAGTGTAGTTGGTCAGTGCCATTATTTACTCGTCCGCTTCTTTGCGGTCTTAGCCGCTTTTTTAAACGCTTTAGCAGTAGGCGCGCCTTTCTCGCCAGCCTTTCGCATCTTCTCGCCAGAGCCTGCCTTAATTCTCTTACGCTTCGCATGAATGTTCGCATAGAGTCCTCGCTTACTTGGCATAGCCCTTGCCTCGCTTCTTGGCTCGGCACTTACCAGCCGCCTTGCACAGAGACGGAGTAGGGCAGCCTGCACATGGTTTGAATTTACTTGCCACGCTTCTTTCCCTTACGCTTCTTGCCGTATCCGCACGCCATATTACTTCTCGCTCACTGGTTGGGTTGTCATGTAACGCAGCACCACAATGCCGACGGCAATACCACAGCCAATTACAGCCTGTATGGCAGGGTTAGTCGGTAGATAGGCAACATAGCCTTGGAGCACAGAAAGACACGCCAGAGCGGCCGCATAACGCACTGTGCGCGATTTAAATGCTTGCTTGATCTGTCCCATTAGCTTCTCCTCGATTTAGCACCGGAGCACTTCCAGCGCTTTCTAGATAGGTTGTTAGGGGTGTTGGGATCGTTCTGCTTCTTCTTTGAGAGTCGCTTCTTGATCCCCAGAGAGCGCGCGCAGTACGAGTCGCCCTTACTTGTCCCTGGTTTAACCTTGGCGCCCTTCTGGCCGTATGAGACCTTTCTACCAGACGCTGTGGTCTTTACTCGTGCCTTTCCTTTGCGTGGTGTAGCCATATTATACCTCAGCGGCCCATTGCAGACAGCAAGCCATCAAGCCAGTACTGGTCTGGTATTTCAAAGACAGGGCTGTACTTGTCTGTGCCGGTGATCACTGCGTTTTTCGCCTCATCTAATGAGAACGGTCGTGGAGGGTTTTTGATCGGGTCTTTAGGGTTTGTCATGCGCTGCATATTCTTGCTTACTGCGCGTGGATACATGACCTCCATCGGCACTGTTTGCTCTAGGTTCCCAAAAAACTGACCGGGCATAGCAGTGTCATATGACTTGTGCCCCTCGAAGGCAAAAATATCTCTGTCTAAATCTGGCGTGAATAGCGAGAAGCCTGACTGGTATCTCTCATCACCGATTAGCTCTGGCTTTAACACTGCCTCGATTGCCTCGTTATAAACGGGGAATCCACGATCTCGGTAATCTGACTTAGCCATTATGGTCGTGAATGCAGTACGGCGCTTACCGATGTTCGGGAAGTCACCGCGACCCATTACCCAATCCATTGCGTCTGGCGAGTCCAATCCCGGCCAATCTTTGTACTGCGATCTCAGCTCATCGTCGAACTTCTTCTTGTCTGCCTTTGCGATCTTTAATGACGGCATCTGCTGCATCATTATCTCAGCCGGGCCGGTCGCAAAATTAGACGAATCATCCAGCATCTTTGCATATGCAACCAGTGGCTGTCGGCCGGTTAGGTTGGCGATATCTCGATACTTTTTAAACTGCGGCTTTGCAGCGCCCAAGTTAGAAGCCCAAGCAATACCTTCTGGGCCAGTGCCAAACTTCTGCGCAAAGTCTACACCGCCCTCAATTGCCACCTGATCAGCAAGCGGAACACCGCCCACCATGTCTACTAAGCCAATGGCTGAAGGGTCACCCATGACCGGCATCAGCACGTAATTGCCTTGCGAAATCTGCTCGGGAGTCACAATGCTTGGCTCAAATTCATCTAGCTGACGCGCTGTAACTGCATCGTTTTGTGCTGCAAGATTTTCTCTAAAAGCAAAGCCCTTGCTCTGCTTGAGGTTCTTTTCGTACTTGGTGATTGCGGATTTGACTGCGCTAGGATTTGTTGCGCTTTCAGGGGTCAAATAGCCTAACTCTATTAATCTTTCAGGATCGCCCTGTCGAGCACGCATAGCACCCAATGGAAGCGCGCCCTTAAAAGCTGCGGCCGCAATGTCACCGCCTACTGGTATCGCCCCCAATAGACCTAAACCGCCGAGCAGCGCTGCCTCACCGTAATTACCTTGCTCAAACGCATCACGAGCCTCAGCAAAACCCTTCACATCGCCTACAATCGGCGTGAAGTCAGCCAAGTTAGACAGACTCGAAGCCATTTGGCGAGCAGTGTAGTCAGACTCAGTAGCGCCGATGTCCTTCAAGAAATTAGCCACACTATCTGTAGCTTTTTCAATCAGGCCGGGATCACGTGGCTCTAGCTGTGGAAGGCTTGCTAAGAACTCTGGAGTCTTGGCCTCTGCCTCCTCTGGCGCCATCAATGCTGTTAAACCTAGTGCGCCTGCTGCTGTACCACCAAGAATGTTAGAACCTTTGTATTCTGGGTCGAATGCGGCGCCGAGTAATGATCGTATTCTGCTTTGATCATTAATAGCGGCAACTTTAGCGCCTTCCTCTAAACGTAAAAAATCTTGGAATAAATCAGCGTTGCCTCTGTACGCTTTTTTTGCAGCCCTAAAGTTAGGACCAATATCGACTACATCATCGATAATAATACCGGGGGCGCCTTCGCCTGCAGCCAATTCAGCTAATTGATCTGTATCGAAACTTTTAGCTCGTGTAGAACCCAAAGGTACGCCGTCATTAACAACGTAGAGTTTTTCATACGGGTCATAAACACTTAAACCCTGCATGTCTTCCCAATTTTGACCGCGAGCGGACGTAGACATAAAGTCTCTCGTATCTACTGCCAATGGGTAAATTTGCCCTTGTCGCGATGAGGTGCCTGCGCCCGGCTGGGTCACGTAAGTGTTGGCAAGCATCGGCGAGTTGCTAACAAAAGTCGAAGATGACCCAAAGGGGTCACCGTCGTTACCGAACTTTAAGATTTCAGGCGCTCCGCCGTGATAAAAGGTCTCCATGTTTGGAGCAAAGTCTTGACGACGCTCTGCAATCGCGCCTGGCCGCATATCAAGCTCACCATAAGCAATACGCTCTGCAACCGACTCTGGGTATCCGCGATCATAGTAAAGCTCGTTAATCAGCTCATCCGTAGAATCGGCCGAACTAAATAACTCGTCAAGAATGCCGCGTAGGCGTGTGCCGATTGCCATAAAGCCTCCAGTGTGAAGCCCCAATTATATCAGACAATCCCTTTTAGGTTGCGTCGTATAGGCGCTCCCCAGTCTGAGAACTCTTTCCTGCCAATCGCGAGGTATCTAAAGGCGTCAGC